TTCGTACCAATAGGTTACGCCAAATTCATAACTTTATTTATAGGCACTTAATGCCAACAATACAACGATCAATGTTATAATATAACCGTGGATGATTTAGACAAATTGGGTTATGAGAGGGCTTTAGCGTCCCTCGAAGCGATTGACAGAGTTCGGGATGAGCGGAGACGCAATAACGGCATCAATTACTACACGCCCAATCCGCTCCAGATGAAACTGCATAAGTCCAAGGCTCGGACGATAATGGTCGTTACCGGGAATCGAGGCGGTAAGTCAACTGGAGGTGCTGCCGAATTGGTGTTCCATCTCACGGGGAAATACCCCGATTACTTCGCATCTGAGCGAAGATTCAAGAAACCCGTAAAGGCCGTGGTCTCGGCTACGACCTTTAAAATCATAGATCGGGTAATTGAGCCGAAGATTCGCTCCCTCATCCCCCAAAGTGAGATAGCGAGCATTAAGAGGAGCAATAAAAGCTACCTCGAAAGGCTTGAGATGAAAAACGGTTCAAGCTGTGATTTTCTCACTCTGGACATGGATGATATGGCTTATGAGTCAGCCGATTGGGATTTTGCGTGGCTGGATGAACCGCAGTCCCAGCGGAAATGGCAGGCCATTGCGAGGGGTCTTTTAGACAGACAAGGCCAGGCGATCTTTACCTTCACACCGCTCATTGAGCCGTGGATGAAGGATGAGCTTTTTGACAAGGCGGACGGAAAGTACATTGACATTGTGCAAGGTACTACACGGGACAACCTCTTTGATGTGGAAGGCAACGCCATCCTATCTGAGGACGCAATCCGGCAATTTGAGGAAACGCTCCCTGAGGAACTACGGGATACCCGTATCGGTGGAAAGTTTCTACACCTTAAAGGAGCAATCTACAAGGAATTTGGTCCAGAGCACTGTTTAGACGAAATAATCTATCAGTACCCAGACCCAGTTATTTGCGTACTTGATCCGCATGACCGTCAGCCTCATCATGTTATCTGGGCATTTATTGACAGGACGGATGATGTGTACGTGGATTATGAGATTTCTTACAGGGGCGAGCTTGATGATTTAGCTAGAGTTATCCGTCACATGGAAAAATCAAGAGGCTACAGAATGGTCCGCCGAATAATTGATCCGAACTTCGGGAACAAGCCGGCAAGAGCCGGTTCAAACTTCACGGTAAGGATGGAGTTAGCAAAGCATGGAACACCTTTTGCTGAAGGGATTGATAATATTGATCTTGGTCATTCCATTGTTAGAGATTATCTCCATTATAATAAATCTAAACCAATTACAGCCTCAAACAAACCTAAAGTCTTCTTCTCACGGGAAAGAGCCCCACTCACAATCAAGTCCATGCGGAACCTCCAGTATGAAGAATGGACGGGCACTACGGCAGATAAGAAAGATCCAAGAGAAGATGAGAGAGCAAAAAATACCCACGGAGCAGCTTGCATGCGGTACTTGCTCACTTCGAACCCAAGGTTCAAGTTGTTTAGGGTAAGTGAAAGGAAAGTAGAACTTGAGTCAGTTCCCTACTAGCAAACTTACGGAACACGAACAGCGAGAGCTTGTAACGAGAATAGCAATGTATTACAAGCCGAGGGAAATCGTTGATTGGGTTAAAAAGGATTTGGGAAAATCCCTCACGCCTAAAGCTGTTTACCAATACGCCAAGTCAGAAAAGTGGAAACCATTCATTGAGAAGCAGAGAAAACTCTACACAAGTCAAATCATGGAGCATCCTCTTGCGAATAAGAGGAAGCGAGTAGAGGAGCTGGAAAAGCTCTTTAGCCTTAATTTAAAGAAGGGAAGGCTCTCAGAAGCCCGTCAAGTAATAAGAGAATTAAGAGCAGAGGTTGAGGGTGAGAAGGGTGACGGGAAAGGAAACCAATATTTCATAAGCCAGAACTTCAATCAGATGTCTGATGAGGAGCTGGAAGATTTAAAGATGAAACAGTTAAACATAATTTCAAAGTTTAAGGAGAGGCAAAATGCCGGCAAAATCGGAAGCCCAGAGACGATTAATCGCATTAGCATACAGTCACCCGGAGAAGGTGTCGAAGAAGAATAGAAGTGTTCTTAGCATGTCAAGAAGTGATATGAAAGATTTTATGCATAAAAAAGGTACGGGGGGTGGCGGCGGCTCTCCTATCAAGTTTAAAAAAAGAGAGGGAGCATAATGGGTAGACATAGAAGAGGTGTAAGGGACGGAACTGGACCTTATAGTGGTTCATTCCAGGCTGCAAGAGGTAATGGAAGGGGCCGTAGGGGAGGACCCTACCCCGGATGTCCGAGAATAGAAAGACGGGGAGATTCGGATTATGGCAGTAGAGATCAAAGAAGAAATTAGAGGAGAGAACACGGCTCAACCGGCTCAGGGGGTTCCCGAAAGACCCCTGCACCCCATGCAACTTCAAGTTTCTCCTGAGATGCAGGAAACCATTGTCAATATTGTTGATGCAGACTATGACAAGTTTAAGGAAGATAAGGACAATAGGGATTACGGATATTCCTCTAAAGGCGAAAAATTGGGCTTTGAGCAGTGGTTTAAGGAATTAAAGGATTTGTATAAGGCTCATAGGCTTCCCAAGACTGAGCCTTGGAAATACTGTTCAAACCGCTCTCTCCGCATTACAGCCTCCATCATCGACATGATGATTGCGAGGTTCTACCCGAACATAGTCAATGAGAGCTTAACTAAGTGGAAGTCTCAGAAGGCGGTTAATACTCCAAAGGTAGAGCGAATTGACAAACTCATGAGGTGGTGGATGTGGATCAGGTCCGGCATGAGGACCTTCTTTGATAACTGGGTAAAGGTTCAAACCGCTTTAGGAGACTGCATTGTTGAGACAACCTACCAAATTAAACCAAAGAAGATTAAGACCGTTCAGAATCAGATTAAGCTAGAGGGCGGTGGTGACTTAGGGACAGCCAATCAAGCAGAGATTGTTGATATGGAGGAACGCACCCATTCAAGAGCCTATACCCGTGATATGTACTATATGCAGAAAGGTGCTAAAGACCTACAAAGTGATCCCGTTATCCTAGAGGACACGTTCCTCTACCGTGAGCTGGAGGAGGGAGAGGTCTTAGGAAGATTCGTTAACATAACGACTATCTTAAAAGAGAAGATCCCCGTTGAGGAAGCAGAGCCTTCCAACCTGCCTCCGGAGGAAGCCCAAAGGTTAAGAGACATAAAACTAAGGAATAAACCAGTTAGAGTTTTTAAGGAATACATGAAGCTTGATATCAATAGGGACGGCTTCGCAGAGCAGGTTGTGGTCTACACCTCACCAGAGCATAAAGTGTACCTGGGCGGTATTGCCTGCGATAACCTAACGAAATCAGGAGAACGACCACTTGATTTCTGCAAATTTGATTCACGCTTAGACAATCCGGACGAGAACTGGGGTGAGGGTGTAATAGAGAAGGTCAAAGAGTTAGCTATGGAGATAGATGCGATATTCAATCAGTTAACGGATTTGAACACGCTATCGATCATGCGTCCGATATTCTACGATCCAAACGGCCAGCTTGATGTGCCTAACCTCACACTGCATCCCAACCGCATGACCCCAGTTCCTGACCCGGCACGGAATGTTTATATACCAGACCTAAAGGTACAGATTGATCACTTGATTATGGCGATACGCCTAGTCCTTGAGTTCGTGGAGCGTCTTACCGCTGCTTCATCCTATGTGTTAGGAAAAGAGAGTGAAATTGTGGGCGGCTCCGGAACTGCAACTCGCACCAATGCGATCATGCAGTCTGCATCACAAAGATTAGCTCTACCAGCAGAGCGAATGCGTTATTACGCTTCACGGATCATAAGGAGACATCTAGACGTTCTACAGCTTTTCATTCCCCCAGGGCTTGAACAGAGAGTCTTAGGCGAAAAAGGAGAGCAAGTCTTTAAGGTTAATGAGCTTACGGAAGAAGGTATCTCAGGAGAATTCGACTGCTCAATATTACCTGACCCAACCTTCGGCAGTAAGGACACTGAGAGAGAACTTGCCGGCATGTTCTACAGCGTGCTTATGCAGAACCCTCTAGTCGGCACAGACCCTCTTAAGATTTACAAGGTCACAGCTGATCTTCTTAAATCATACGATAAGAGACCTGAGGATTACCTCGGCCCAGCACCGATGGAAGATGATATCGATTCACCAGATGATGAGAACACTCTCATGGTGCAAGGGGACTTTGGCCGTGTCCGTGCTCAGATGGCAGAGAACCATATTGAACACATTATGAAACATCAACAGTTTTTAGAATCACCTTCCTTACAGGCCTTAACACAGCAGGCCCCTAATTTGGGAAGGGAAGTACTAACTTACGCACAACAGCACGTTATGGAACACATGCAGATGATGCAGGCCATGATGGGCTTGGTTGCAAAACTCGGAGGAGGAAAACCAGGTGGCGGCAAACCTAGTGGAGAACAACAGGGCGAAGGTCCAGCTTCTAAGGGAGCTGGAGGTCCAACAGGGATGGAAACTGTATCAGGACCACTTGCTTCAGCGATGCAAACAAAGCAGCAAGGTAAAGCAGGAGGCCCTCCGAGCGGCTAATTTTAATCAAGCCACGTATCGACAAGGATACGAGGACGGAATTAATTTCGTGGTGAGCGAACTTTCTAATTTAATTTCCAGATTGAACTCACCTCAGTCTGAGGATAATAAAGGAGCATATTAAAATGCCGGACCCTGATGAAAAGCAGGAGATCAGCGTGAAGGAAGACGAACCTGATACAAGTCAGGAAATCGTTGAAATTCCCACTGATAAAGAAAAACCAGCAGAAGAACCGCAGGTTGATCTTGCCAAACTCAAAGAGGATTTGGAAAAGTCGCACAGACGGACAGAGTATCTGAACCGTCAGCTTGATCGGACCCTTAGAGAGCTCAAGAATCAGCCACAAGTTACTTCTAGCCAACCTTCTCAAACGATGCCGGGATTAGATCCCAATCAAATGGATGAGGCAGACAAAATGGTCATGCAGGACTGGAAAAAAGGTTCTTGGATGGCTGTTGAGCCTAAGGTTGAAGAAAAGGTTAATGAGATTCTAAAGCAAAGAGAACAGCAGATTAATCAAGCTTCACAAGAGCAATTAAGACTTGCTGCTTTCAATGCTTCACAAGCTAAGGTCATTTCAAAATACCCTGAGCTGGATCCAAACAATCCAAAAGAAAACTCTGAGGTATTTCGGGCTTACGCTGAGGAAATGAATAAGCCGGAGAATCAAGGGATTATGCATGGAAATGCGTTTTCCCCCGAACTGATTATGGCAAGGATGGAGGAGGCTAATCCGCAGTTGCGGAAAGAGCCGGCTCCTCAAGGCCCTAGTCGGGTTGACCGTATTCAAGCCACTTCAATGCCACAGGGCACTGGAGAAAAATCCAATGTGATAGAACTGACTCGTTTTGAGAAAGAACACTGTGATGAGAAAGGTATTCCTTACGATCAGTTTGCGTTAATGAAGAAAGCGAACTTGAAGGAAGGAGTAGAAATCGATGGATGAAGAGAAGAAGCAAGACTTTCTTGATCAGTTCAAGCAGGCTAAAGCTACGCTTGCAACCGTTCAGGAGAAAAAGGTAGAGGAAGTAAAACCCCCTCCGCCTAAACCTGCCGAGGTTAAACGAGAAGAACCAATGCGGATTCTCTCGGACAAAGATTCCTACGTGTACGAGCGTCTAAAGTCCCAGCCGGACTCAATCGAAAAGCTAGACATAAAGATAGCTGAGAAGGATGTGCCGCACAAGCACCGTCTTTCTTTACCCGATGAGCTGGAGGAACTGCAGAACAAAAAGTACACCTTTAAGTGGCTCTTTAAGAATAAACGTGCACTTGATGAAGCATGCGACATGAAGGGGTGGATAATTGTGAACAAGAGTTATTTCCCCGACCTGCCTGCTCACTTGTTCTCCGTAACAGGAGCACTTGAGCGTGGCGACAACATACTAGCATTCATGCCTAAGGCCAAGGCAGACGAGCTAAGAAAACTACCGCTGGATAAAGCCAGTGAGATTATGCGGAATACCTTAGATCGGCACAAGAACAATCCTAATTTTTACACGCCCAAATCGGGTAAAACCGAGGAGGGTGAGGAAGATAACATAATTGGTATTTAGGAGGAAACTAAATGGCAAATGATGACCAAATAGCTGCATTGGGCGGATTACGTCCACTGTACACTAATGGTAACATCGAACTCCAAGTCTATAAGATTAGAACGAGTTCTGCAGGGGAGTGGTACAAAGGTCAGCCAGTCGTTATCGGCTCTGACGGGCGTGTCACTACCTATAGGGCAATGACCAATACACAAATTGGTGGTGCTATTGTTGGTATTCTTGATAGTGATGTAGCAGGTCTTCCTACAAACATGACCGACCTTAATCAAGCAGCTTATTTAGATGCTAATAAGGACGGCTATGCGATTGTAGCAACAGACCCGGATCAGCTCTTTATTATCCAAGAAGACACGGGCGGAACGGCATTAACAGAAGCTGCCATTGGGCAGAGTGCCATGATGGTTCCAAGGACTGCAAGCGGAAACACCGTAACTGGTGCATGCACGTGGGAATTGGATCGTTCTACTATAGGAACTGGAACAGACGGAACCATGAAAATAGTTGGGCTATCACGCCTAATGAATTCAGATGGTAGTGAAAACGACTTCGGTAACTACGCAAAACTAATAGTTAAAGCTAACTTACACCAGTTTGCCCAAGGGCAAGGTGGGTTAACTGAAACTGGTTAATAGGAGGTAATGGACAATGCCGATGAATAGATCGACTTTCAACAAATCTGTTGTACCAGGCCTCTTTGCGATGGTTAAGAGTGGGTTTAAATTGAAAAACAAGCAAGCCATCTGGAAACAGCTTTGTCAACAAAAGACAAGTAATAGAGCTTATGAAGAGAGCGCATACTTCGCCGGACTGGGTTTACCAGTAGTTAAGCCGGAAGGTACTGTGATAACTTACGATGATTTTGTCCAAGGTCCAACCAAACGCTGGACCCACAAAACATACGGATTAGGTTGCCGGATTACGGAAGAATTGATTGAAGATTCTCTGTATAACGGTGTTCCTACCGAGATGGGGCAAATGGCAACGGAGTTAGGCACAACCTACGCTGAACTATGGGAGGTTTTAACCCATAACGTGATTAATAACGGGACCGCAACCACTTACCATACGGTTGGTGATGGTCTTGCATTATTCAGTGCCTCTCACACTGCGTTGCGTGGTGGAACATGGAGCAACTTACTCAGCCCAGCGGCTGACTTAAGTGCTACATCGCTTCAAACCGCAATTGATAACTTCACAACGACTAAGGATGATACTGGAAAGTATCAGGTAATTCAGCCAAAGCAAATCCTGGTTGCTCCGCAAAATGCGTGGAAAACCTACGAGTTGCTGGAATCTGGATACGATCCTGAGTCCGCAAACAATGCGATTAACAGCATCAAGAAGTGGGGATTAACTCCCCTCATTTCTCCGTACCTCACGGATACGGACGCATTTACTTTGATATCGAATCCGCCAACAGCGGTCAGCGGTATCATCGCCTTTATGCGCAGACCTGTTAAGGTTGCGAATGACGGTGACTTCGAGACTGGGGACCTCAAGATTAAAGCGACTGCTCGCTTTTCTATTGAGTGCAACAGGCCGGATAACCTTTATCATTCCGCAGGAGCATAACAAATCGAGGGGGTCAGCTGAGTATTCGGACGGCCCCCTCACTTAAAGGGTAATCGGGGGTCCATTCCCCCGGCACGTTGCGTAAAACCGGATCGTGTCCTAGGAGAAAAAAATGGGCAACACAAGATTTACTTATGGAATGGCTTTAGGGCCTGAGAATAACTTTTATTCAAAGGAAACCGCTGGCCTTATCGCCGTAGCTGATGCAACGCCTAATGTTTACAACGGCGGTCTTTTCTACACTAACAACACATCAAACACTGAAATTACTGACTTTGATTTTGGACCACGGGCAGACAGACCGAATTGCCTCAGCCAAAATGAAGGTAAGGTTATCAGGGTTGTATTTTTAGATGACAGCACAACTCTCGTAAACGCAACCAACCTTAAGCTGGCTAATGGAACTAATTATACGCCTGGGGCAAACTCAAGCATTGATTTAATGTTCCATAACTCGGCTTGGTATGAAACTGGAAGAACCCAGATAGAGAACGGTTCTTACTCTCTTAGTGGAGCAAGTTCTGCAGGGGCTGATCAGACTTATAATGTCGCCGGTTTAAGCGTAATAGGTATTGCAGATTCCTGCGGTATCTACAGGCTTACAAGCGGTGTCGCTGGGCAACGCCTTACCCTGATCATGCAGGAAAGTGCGTCTGTCATTATCGCTAATAGTGATGCGACTGACACAATCGTGCTTAACTCAACCTCTCTGGCAACATACGTTTTAACGAGTAACCAGACACTTGATCTAATCAATTATGGTAGCCGTTGGTATGAGACCAATAGAGGTTCTTACCAGGTTGATTAATGGCTAAGGTATCTCGCTGGAAGTTACGTCATAGTGACCGAAGTGGCTTTCGCTACTTTGAGGAGCAGATGATAACTGAAAAGGGATACAAGATAGGACCTGACGAACATGATACTCCCCCACCATCGGACGAAAGTCTCGGTGGTGAAGGGGAGGTTCAAAGAGGAGGGGATTTCTGGCCTTTCTACGGCTCATACACAAGTAATGTCGCACAAGTTACGCAAACTTTCACAATAGGCAACTCTACTAACCAAGTGGCCTTCAACAAAAAAAGTGAGGACAGTTCTGCGTTTATTAAAATTCTCTCAGCGACTAATAACACGACAGCTGTTATGGGAACAGGTCTACAGATTAGCGCAGCAAATAATGAGGATAAACTTTGTATTAAATGTGTAGGAAGCTACGTTTTATTCACAGAAAGCCGGGGCTTGGCATTGGTGCAGTCAGCACCATTCCTTATGGCATCCGGTGCAATTTTAAATTTAGTATATAACGCAACCGATAGCTTGTGGCACGAAACGTCCAGAAGCGAAAGTTCGTTTTAAGGAGGAAATAAATGGCAAGGATACCACAAACGTATTTGCTGTTTTCTTCGCAGACGGTTGGAACTGACGCTGCTGTTACCTCAGAACCTTTCAGGGTGGCGAGAAGTGCCTATTCGGGGATTCAGTATAAGCTACCAGCAACTGCGGTAGGGACAGCAGCACTATACGTGAACGCAATATCAATGAACCTAACAGTGTCAAATGAAGCGGACGGAACCTTCGTGACACCCTATGACGTTGATAACAATAAAATAGATTATTTAGGTACTATTACAAGCGACAATAGATTTGTTGCCTGTGATCTTCCAATGTGTGAATGGGCAAAGATTGTACTTACTACCACTACGGATGAAACCACGACTATTGAGGCTCTCCGCATAACCTGTGATGAGGCAAACTAATGGGACACGGTAGTTCTTCTCACGGGGAAGTCCGTGATTACCTTAAACATGTAAATACGGATATTATCCCAGCGGCTGATGCAAAGTATCAGTTAGGCTCTACCTCTAGACAATTTACCTATATTTATGCGTCAAGCGGTATTTTTACAAATATATCTGGAGGTTCAAGTGCTGCTATAGGCTCCAGCTTAATTGTACAAGACTCTATGCAATCGGCTTTCCTTATTGGCTCTGATGCTAGTGCAGGAAGGCTTATTGGAAACAGCACAACGCTAACACTTGATAGTGCTGGTCTTATTACAGCTGCAAGCGGTTTATTGACAGTTGTTACTGCAAGCCTTGTTAATACTGAAATTGTTGACGTAGATGATTTACGTTCTGGAGCAGGTACAACTGTATTCAGGACTAATTCTTCTTCACGAATGGATATATATCAAGGGCCAGATATTATTGGAACACAGCCTGATATT